TATAGTGGTCCCGTACCATTAGGTGTTGATATGACTATCAATCTACCTTGCGTATCAGGTTGTCCAACTCTTGGGCGCAATCGATTAGTGATCTCTTGCAAGGTGTCTTGGGTATAAAGTGCGGCTTCATCGGCTACCCATATGCCGACATTGAGACCCCTCAGGTTTTCACGCTGTTCTGCTGATTTACAGCGTATGAATACACCATTGGGAAACTTGATGGTGAGTTCAGAGTTGTTGATGTCCACACCATCGACAAGATTGAAATGGTTCATGCAACTCTGTTTGAGTTGTTCCCATATCAATGCTTTGATCATAGCACCTGTCGGTGCTGAGTATATGATATCTTTACCTTTATGATAACGCTCATCTGACGCAAATATAGGCAAGGCTATAGCGGCTAAGAATGTCTTGCCACTACCTACTGGCACGATATTGATGCAATGTTTGTCTGTCTGTAGCCAATCACGCAATATAGTGCTTTGCTCGCCATATAATGGTATGTCAATCAGATTTTGCATTTTGATTTTGTTTGACTCTTTCTATCAATTTTTGATAAGTGTCATCACGACCTATTACCTTATGCAGATAATCTACCTGTGGTTCATAGAATGGCAATGCCAATATGTTGATCACGCCACCATCACCAAATATGTTTTGTTTGTTAGCCCTATAATTATGAGGATTATAATTAGGTATGCCTACCCAATATAGATGGTAACCTAGATTTGATAACATATCATATATGCTTACTAGATCAGTATGCATGGCTTCATAGAATATGATAGGATGGCTGTTCTCTATCATTTTCTTAGCACCACGAAACACGCTATCCTCATGACCTTCTACATCGATCTTGATGATATTTGGATCTGGTAATTTGCAATCATCTAATGTGATCAATTTGCATTCTTGACCAACGTCTGACAATTTCATCTCGCCAAGATTGTCTGGCTTAGCATAGTCAAAATCTGTGATATGACCAATTGTGTTGTTGTCGCTGATGCCTGCATTGATGCATGTGACATTCTTGCTATAGCGTGTGTTATATTTCAACAGTTTATAGTTTTTATTGTTTGGTTCAAATGCATATACATTAGTCTCAGGCCAGTTTGCGAAATGCAATGTATGATAACCAATATTGGCACCTATATCATAGATCACATAACCTGGCTTTATGAATCGATCTAGTAATTGCAACTCACCTTGCGTGTACTCACCATAATAATAGATGCTAGGACCTATGATCGTGTCATTCTTATAGAACACGAAATCTAAACAATATCGTGTGCTTGCTGCCATGATATATGGATGAAAGTCAGGATCATAGAAATCCACATATCTATCATGCACAAAAAACACTTTTTCTGGTAATTTCACATCGGTAAATTTGATTTCACTCGTTACATTCATTTGATTTATTCCTTGATCGTTATTTTCTTTTCTACATTAGTCCAATCTGGTAACTCACGCTGTGGGAAATTAAACACGGCTGTGAGTGGTTGTCCCATAGTAGTATGATCTACATCGACCTTATCTGCGACTACCTTGTTACCTATCCATTGTAGATATTGTGCAGTTAATTTAGTATCACCATCGATGATGCTTTTATTAAGTTCATCTACTAGGATCTGTGCGTAACTACGTTTGTTAGTTTTATAGATTTCATTCAATAAAACGCTAGCACGTAATTTTTCAGTAGCCCCTTTTTTACGACCGCTTCCGGGTCTATGGCCACCATGCTTCTTGATTTCTTGATTATTTTTCATGTTGTAACCCTTGAAAATATGAATTTGTTCAGCATAAAACGTCTATTTGGGTCAGTTTCATTCACATATAGATTAGCGATTGCTTCGCTGGTCAATTTACTAAGTGAGGTTATAGATAGATCGCTATTACTATTTTTAGTACCTTTTTTTCTTCCTGACCCATCGATAGGTCCACCTGAATTACTACGATTGAAACTCATAGGATTCTTTTTAGCATTGAACCATTTTAAAAACTGTGCTTCTTTCTTACGCATAGATTTACTATCGCCCATGCATAATATTTCTCGTTTCCAATCATCAGGATATCTTTCTATCAATGGTCTTACTATATCACTACTACACAAATAACCATCATTTGGATGACAATTTCTAGCAGTTCGTGACCCTATATACCATTTTCCTGTAGGTATATGTGTCCATTTATAGACAAAGGCTTGTTGACTTCCTGACATAAATGATACTCCCATCGCTTTTAACTATTTTTATTATTTTCCTCACGTACCAACCTATTAGTATATGCTTCTACTATAGCAGGAAATCGTGGATGATCGTCTGCTTCCATAGATAGATTTCCTATCAATGCTTTGACTAATTCAATCTCATTGTTGTTGATCATGTGTATATAAGTCTTGACAACATTTGGATTGCTCATGCGTTCGTATAAATGTGTGCCTTTCATAACTCGTCTCTCCTTAATATTTGATTAGTACCACAACAGCCCCATTCCATGCGCATATTGTGTTTGGCTAATCGTTCGTTGATCATATCAAATAATATCTTTTCTTCCCAACGTGGGACCATAGCATATCTGATATATCTTGCGAATACTATGAACTCTTCGTCACTAGCATTCTTGACTATCTTCATATTATCGCTGAGTTCCATGTTTATATCCAAGTGACCTCATAATCTTCAGGATTATCTGTAGCATCTAGTCCATCCCATAATGTCTTGTCTACTTTATGGCGATATTTTTTTGTACCGAATACTGTGAGCCATTTCTGATTCTTGCCATTCCATTGTTTGCATATCTCATCGAAACGATCTGACCCTAATATCAGTTTAAGTTGTGATTTGCTATCTTCAACACTAGGATTGATGTCCCATTTGCTATGTTGTATAGTGATCATGAATTCAACGATTTTATCTATCTCAAACTCATTCATATATGGACTTAATTCCGTGACCATCTTATCAAACACGCGGATGTTTGTGTTAGTAGGTCTATCTACCAACAATTTTGTATCATTAGTGTATGATTTTTGGTTCTTCTGGCGCATTGATATTGCCCTTCATTTTCTTTAGATTGTCTGCGGTGATGATGCTTCCTAAAAACTCATGTACTGTGCGCAAGCCCAATATCTTCATCTCTAGTATGTGCAGTCCATCTTCATCTAGGTCTTTTGTCTCTAGTTTCATCAATATATCTATGCTATGCACGATATCAGTCATCAATGGTTCTACGCTGACCCATCGTATGCCGTCTGGACCTGTCTCTACATGGTAATTAAATTCCATATTCTAACTCCTTGAATTGTTTTAATGTCATATGACTATAATTGTTTTTATCGCTGTTGTTGATCTGATCGGTTATGCGTATGAATCTTACATCCATATGTTTGTCTATCAAATCATATAATCTCTGTCGCCAACTTATATCTTGATTATTATGTATTACTGTATTTGTCTTAGGATAATTGTCAGTACCTGCATATACATTGTTATATGTACCATCATGATAATCGAATCCTAATAGATATATGTACTTATGTCCATCAAGTATAGCAATTTTTATGGCAGCCGTTCCTGAATCTGGTGTATTCGCATAACCTTCTATAAAATGTATAGGTTCTGTCGTTGCTAATTCATCTATCTGATTGATATGTTGTGTATAGAATTTGGTCTTATGATGTATCTTATTATTCAATATCTCATAGACCATGTATATGTCCATGCTGATCAGATAGTGTGGTATGAAGTCACGATATAATGCATTGCATCCATATGTGGTAAACTTGTCTTTGATCTTGTTTAGATCAAAGTTTAATCTGCTTGTGCCGTTACCGATCACTACTGCTGTAGTCATTTTTTCTTTTGTTCTGCTTGTCGTGCTTGGCTCGCTTTTATGGCTGCTGCCTGTTTCTCTGCTTCGGCACGTGTCTTATATTCTTTACCTGTGTCACCATATCTATAATAGACTTGACCACCTCTTGTTATTCTATGTATAGGCATCACTATCTCCTTCTTTAGTATTTAGCGCATTGCAGATATATCTATGATTATCTATGACTGTTTGATCATTCATAGTGACCTTGCATAATCTGCAAAATGTTCCCTTGAATACCCATACACCTTTGACACGCATGTATAGTTTTCCTATAGGTACTTGTGGTATATTGGGCTTATGTCGTAATTTTGCTATCTTTTTTAATTGCGATTTGTCACTATGGTGCACACCACCAGTCATGCTACCGCTTTTTCTTGCTATAGGATCTTTTACATATTTCACATAGATATTTATAGAATTTCTTCAAAACTCTAGCCCAAACTGCACACCAATGATATCATAGTCTGGTTGCAAGTCTAGTTTCTTGACTGTTATCAATTCTTCTATGACTTCTGCGCATATGTTAGTGATCTCTTCATAGAATGGTAATTGCTCAGTTGATAGATCACGCTGATTGCCATATAACACATTGTTGACTAGTCCTGCCATCATGGTCTCAGGCGTGTTGTATTTGCCTAGTCGTTTGTTATATGGATATTTCTTGTCACTACCACGCCACCATTTTATAAAGTCTTTGATGTCCGGATCTGTGCTTAATGCAAGTTCCTGCATATATGCATTGATAGCCAAGACATTTTTATAGAAAGTATCATTGTCCTGTTTACTGATACTGATATATGTGTTATTGCTTTTTGTATTTTTATGGTTATAACCAATCTTTAATTTGTTCATTTACGGCTCTCCTTATGACGCCTCTGATATTCTATGCTCAACATAGTGGCTATACCAACATCATTGATGTTCTGTATAGCCCATACTAGATATGTCTCAGGTATGTCTTTGACGAAATAACCTTTGTACTTGCCAAAATTCAGTTTGGTGTACATATATTCATTATAGCGTTTCATTCTAGTTCCTCATCATCTATGAATTGATCAAAGTCATTTCTATAGATGCCTGCGGCGCTATAATATTCTTTTTGCTTTTTAGATAATTCTTGATTGAGTTCTATCTCTATCAATTCACCTAATAGATAGAATGTAGCGCACAATATACCATCTTTCTCATGCACACACAATATCGCTGACTTGAGGTTCTTTTTATGAAAATCTGTGCTATAGCCATTGACTGGCTTATAATGCAATCTCGCTATCATGCTTTCTGGAAATCTAGTCTTGAAATGCTCTATGACATCTAACACATGCTTGTTTTGCTTTGCACCGCGTATCAGTTCTTTTTTACTGCTTGTAGCGGCACCGCTCAAGAATATACCATATTTCTTGTCGTTCTCTTCTTTCAATGACACATATACGCGGCAACGCATGTCACGACCTTCATCTCTGACATTACCGATCTGCACATTGATCTCTGTGTATTTGTCGTTATAACTAAGTCTGCGAAAGCCATGTTTCGCAGGTTTGGGCTGTGCTGCCATTACACTCTCAAAGCCCAAAACATTATTTCTCTCTGGCTCTGCCACTCCCCGGTTTTCAGGAAATAATTGCGCCTCTGGCGCAAAATCATTTTCTCCCATGGGGTGAAATGTATTCTTATTCAAGTTCTTATTAAGATTCAAGTTCAAGTTCAAATTCGAATTAGCGTTTTTTTCGCCAATAAGCACACCTAAATCTTGAATGATGTCTTGCGTCTTTTGAGATAATGGTCTACGATATGTAGATATGACCTGGACTTCAGTCTCGTTGTTGAGACCATCGTTGTATTTGTTCATTTGTTTCTCCTATATGATTGAACACTTAACTTAAACACTCCTAATCAGGTTCTAACATAACAACTCTTATTAGCGTAAGATG